TGTATCGCGCCAAGAGGTTCGGGACAGTTTGCCAAACGGTTTGAGAAAACGAGCCCATAACCGGTAATTGCAGGCCCTCTGCAGCCGGCCTGCTAGACGCCTGCAGGCCCAATCTCCCACCCCACCCAGTCGACTGCATGCCCAGGCAGTCCTAGCTCCCCGACGTCGAGCTCTCCAGTCACCCACGTGTCCGACCCGGACTCCGCTCGCCAGGTCCCCGCGTCCACTGTTACAGTAGCCGTCGAGATTCCCGATCGGACAGGGATGAGGTCGCGGCCGGCGGAGACCGATACCCCCAGCGATGGGGATATCGCTTCCGCCGACAGGATCAGCGCATCGGGGATCGTGCCCGCGATAGTCGCACCTACCACCTGGCCGCGAGTATCGCTGCCTGGAGTGGTGTCGACGATCAGATCCGCCGTCCAGCCACTACCGGTCACTCGGTAGCCATATCCACTCCCAGAGGCCGTCACGTCGATCCCGATGCACTGCAATCGCACCCGAGCCGTGGCACCCGCCCCTCCTCCGCCTGTGATCGTAACCGTAGGACACGATGTATAGCCGTTGCCCGGATCGGTGACGACGATCGAGCTGATCGTCCCGGACGGCGATAGCACAGCGCGAGCCGTGCAACCGCTACCGCCGCCTCCCGTGATCGTCACGGTCGGCTCCGCAGTATACCCACTCCCCGCAGCAGTCAGGACGATGCTCGATACGTTGTGCCGACTCGTGAACGTAGCCAGCGTGCCACCAAGGCGCGGAGTTGGCGCTATCACCTCGATCCCGCCGTCGAGCCCTACCATTGATGCGACAGGGATAACTGCATCGAGGCCATCACTGACGACTCTCACGAGAACACCATCAGCCACGGTCGCGATCACTGTGCCCGCACGATCTCGGATTCTGTAGCTGGCGGGGCGCCACTCCCAATTGATCGGTGATGATCCTCGCCGGCTCCGCAAGCCAGTCACTGGTCCGACCGTGTGGCGCTCGATCGCCACTCCGCACGGGACCGCAGACCAGGTCTGGTAACCGATGCGCATCATCTGCCGATGGATCGTGCCGCTGTCTGGTGCCAGCGTCGACAGGAGCCTGATAGCCGCTCGATCCGCGATCAGAGCTGACGAGGCCAGGGCGATGCCCGCGTGGTCGTAAGCCCACACGGGAGTCGGATCGCTGTAGCCGGTGCCTCCAGAGAACACGACTACCGAGTCCAGCTCCCACGTGTATTCCCAGTCCGAGGCATCCTCGAAGCCAGTTGAGGCCGTGCACGACAAGCACGGTGTGGTGCTCACACCTGTCCCGACAGTCAGGAGAGTCACGCCGCTGAATGCTCCTCCCGCAGCCCAGGTAGCTTGGAGGGTGCCATTGCCCACAGCCTGCGTCAGGCTCAGCCCAGAGGTATATCTGGAATCGTCGATCGGGATAGACGCGGTATGCCGAGAGGTCACAGCCTTGGGGCGCCAGCGCAGGCCGAGATTGGCGGCCGTGGCGCACTGCCCAATAAGCACGAGCCGACTGGGAGCCGGGGTGAATTCAAACATGTTCGTCTTATACTCGCCACGGGAGACGACATTGACGGCGGTGATCACGCCTGCAGTCACTACCACGCTGACGACCGGCTCCGTCGGTAGACTTAGGCCGCGAAGCACCGACACATCCGACCATTCGGCCGCGTAGCTCGCGATGTAGTCCGACCCGACGAAGCCCAATGATCCCGCGCCCAAGGCTGTATCCGTCAGGGTCAGAGATGACACGGATGACGAGGAGACCACTAGGTTGAAGACGCCGATCGCCAGTCCGAGATTCGGGACGAAGCGCTGATACGTGATCACCCCGCCAGGCGTGGTGTAGCGCGCTAAAGCCCGCCGCACGCCATAGGCACCGTATCGGAGCGGCTCGATGATCGCCAGATCGTGTCCACCATAGGAGATCGAGTCCGTGGTCGACCACACACGATAGTATGGTGGCGCCGGCGGCGCTGCAGAATGGCGACTCGATCCGACTGATCGGCCACCGTAGATCCTGATCTGCTCGGCCAGAAACCCCGACAGCACAGTCCCGCCGTTGAACCACACATTGGCCATATCACGCGAGTCCCCACATCCATGTTCCGAACAGCCGCGCTACCGCTACTGACCCCTTCGTCAGTGGGGTAATCGTGTAGGCCTGATTGGATGGATTCCACCCGGTGATGAGGGCGCGCTGTTGATACCCAATCGTCGGCGTCGATGTAGGCGCTGAAGTCAGGAAGACAAGCTCGGCCGCGATGGCAGCTGATCCGCTCCACGTGACCTTTAGATATAGCGACCCATTGCCCGTGATGTGAATAGTCGGACCCGGCGATGTGGCTATCGACGTGCCATCTATCACAGGGGTGAGAGCGTTGACTAGACCGGGCAGGAATCGCACTTCTGCAGACCAACTCACTGTGCCGATGCCGGTATCTGCCTTATATGGCATCAGCGGCTCACCGGTCGGCGTGGAACTGGTCACCGGACGGCCACTGGCGAGATAATATGCAGGCCCCTCACGGCTGTCTGCGAGCAGCAACTCGACCAGGTCATTGAGCCCTAGGTGATCGGGCGGACCAAACTCCAGGGATGTCGAACCGTCGAGCAGATCGTGGGACACAGACTGCACCTGAGCCCTCATTGTCGACCACTCGCTGAGGCCGCCCGAGATCCTGACGGCATCACCCGGATGCCATGACATGTCGGGCTCGGAGGCTTGGACCACCAATCGCCCGCTGTATTGGAGCACCTTGAACGCGTCGTAGTAGCGCTGAGCGAGAGCGTCCGGAACTCCGGTCTGACCGCGCAGATCGATGACCAGGTTGATTCCCTGGGGCTGCAAGCCGTCAAATCCAGCCGGGGCCACCTGCTCGACGGGATAGGGCGCAACACTCGATGCGTTGGCGACGTTCTCGAAGAGCAACCGGACACCCGGGATCAACAGGTCCCTACGCGGCACAGCCTCCACCGCACGCAGCGTTGGATCCGTCATCGCAATGGTCGTGACGGATGACACGGCTACGGTCCACGGCATCACATTCATCGTGGGCGGCGAAGCCGAGTAGTCCCACCAGGTGCAAGCGTCTGGCGTCCAGCGCAGCGCTCGCTCGATTGCCTCCGCACAGGTTAGGTTAGCCGCCTGCTGAGGGGCCGGTTTCGGGCCAGTAGGATTGGTGCCGAGCGCCAAATCGCCTCCGATCGAGGCCACATAGGTGAACACATCCTCGATCTGTGCAGCGGCCGTGATGCGGTTGCCGTCGCGATCGCAGAATAGCCGGTAGCCTGGGCGCTTGCGGTAATCGTCGACCACGGACAGCCGATACTCCTGCTGATAGACCGTGTTCGCGAGCCACCACCACGGGCCTTGGGCGACGACGCGACGCACCTCCGAGCTGCCCGCTTGCCGCGGCTGCTCAATGACGCGGCCCTTGAAAACGGTCGTCTCGTCGGCGACCACGACGACATCGGAGTGGAGGCTCCAGCCATCGAGTGGCGTCTCCGCTAGGCCGCCAAACTCGAGCACCAGTTCGTCGGGTGCCCTCGAGCGATACGTCAGCCGAGCGGAAATGAGACCAGCGGCCCGCAATGTTGCCAGTGAATCTCCGTTGAAGGTCCAGTCCATGGTCAGCGGTTACGGGCCGTCGCCATCTGCATCTGGAGCCGCTTGAGCTCCGCGCCCAGCTTCTGCAACTCTGCTCGTGTGTCGGAGTCGCCAGTCTTGCGAAACAGCTCAGTGAGGTCTTTGAGCGCGGCGACGATCTCCCCTGCAGTCGCGCCGTCGCTCAAGCGAGACATGCTGTCACGGAGAGCACCTGCCGCATCCGCGATCGCGCGATTCCCTACCGTAGCCGGGCCACGCTCAGCTCCCTCGATCGTGCGCTCTGCAAGTCCGATACCAAAGTCCGCAGCGCGCTTGGAGCGGCGCTGGCTAATCACATCGAGCTCTGACGGCTGCAGAGGATCGTCCGGGGTAGCCTGGCCGACGGCTACGCGACTGGCACGCGCGGATTCCGCGGCACCCATACTGGACTGCCGCGCTCGCTCATTGGCCTCGCGCTCACGCGTTTGGACCTTGCGCTCCGTTGCGGCGAGCTCTTCCGCCTGACGACGTGCGCGTTCGGCAGCTGCAAGTTGCTGCTGTGCTGTCTCGAGCGCCGCCTGCTGCTGCTTGAGCTGCTCCTCTAGGCGACCGCGGTCACGGTTCGCTTCCGGAGTATCCATTCGAGCGAGAGTATCCTTAGAATCGTTATACAACTGCAGAACTTCTGGAGACATGGGACCACCAAGCGCTGCGGACGCTTGGATCTCTCCATATGCAGCATCGCGATTCGTCACTGCATTGCGGCGTTGGGCGTCTTGGTCTGCAATCGTCCGTGCGGTCCGATCAACCATGCCCTGCCTATCCTCGAGAGTCGCACGGAACCGCTCCTCAGCTTGTCGCGCGGAGTTTACTGGTTCATCGATCGCTCCAAATCGGCGGTCCTCGGCTTCGCGGGCATAGCGCTGACGCACTTTCAGTTCGAGCACACGACGCTCCTCTGGAGTGTAAGCCGAGTTCGCGGAAATCGCTTCGAGTTCCGCTCCCATTTCCGCATTTGCCATGCGCTCTCGCGCAGCCATCAGACGATTAGCCGACTCCGTCGCCTCATCGGCACGCCGTTTGATCGCATCGATTTGCTCGGAAAAGGTCTCTTCGCGCCGCTTCGAAAGGGCAGCACTCGCCTCATCCCAGGCACGCTTGACTCTGTCGCCATCCGACTCGGCACTATCGGCGGTTTTCTGCGAACTGTCCCTCAATAGGTCGAGAGCCACGTTGAGAGATGATACAAGCCCCGTAGCGACCACCAGGGCCTTCCCCCAAGGCCCTCCCAGTCCAACCACGGTCAGGAGACCCTCCAGTGCCTTACCTAGCCCGAAGATAGCCGAGGCCCCACCGGCCGACGCCATCTTGAGGCCCTCCAGGACCTGCGTTGACCCTTGGGCCTTGCGCGAAAAATCGGCCTGCTTTTCAGCTCCATCTTTGTTCTCCCGCGCGAGTCGCTTCGCTCCTTCGGCGGCCGCATTCGTGCCCTCCGCAGAGCGTTGGGCGGCCGTGGTGACGCCTGCAGTCGCCCTTTCCACGCCCTGCAGCGCCGCTGCGGCTTCGGCGGCACCTGTCTGGCCCACCGTGATCTGGATCCGGTCGTTACTCATGGCGCGGTGATCTTTCCGGACGCGACAAACCGCCAGATGGCGAGGGTCGATACGCCCATGTCACGGACCTCCAAGTCCTCCAGCGCAGCCTCGCTGTAGATCGCACGCCCCGAGATCGAGAGCGATACTGGCGCATCAGCATGTGCGACCATCGCCTCGACGTCGGATCCCAGCGTAGTCCGCAATGCTTCGGCCTCCGAGTAGCTGGCAGACTGATGTAGCACCTCGATCGTGAGCGTGATCGCGCGGCCGCCGCGGGGCACCGGGATGAGACTCGCCCCCCGAAGTGGCTGCTGCATCTCCACACGAGCGGAGATACGATGAGACGAGATCCGAGTCGTGTTGGCCGATCCCGACACGGTGTAGTCGCCGTAGGTGATGTCCATCGTCAGAGGATCGCGATCCAGTTGAGGCGATAGCCAGCGCCAGGAGCCGCGGAAAGGTCGCCAGCAAAGGATGTAGCTGTGCGGCTACCGAGCTCCTCTGTGAAGGTGATCACTGGGCTGCCCGTCGGAGTAAGAACACTCGTCCGGATCACTCGTGGGACTTGCGCGAACATTCCCGCCATCTCGCAGTGAGGCTGGGAATCTCCGGGCGTAAGGTTGATGCAGCCATAGGCATACAACTCGGTGGCAGCACTCGATAGAGGACCGAACGCCAAGTCGGCCGCGATCGCTGGCGCCGATAGAGTCGCCTTGGTCGAAAACGACACTTCCAGGATCACCACATTGGCCTGCTGCTCCTCGCGCACGGCGTTCGGCTCTGGTTGGAGCTTTGCGAGCACGGCTGACAGACCCGGCTGCCAGCCGGTCAGCGCAACGAGGATACGCTCCACGAGCTCATGACCACTCTCCAGCGCGACGTTGTCCGAGTCGGACTGATAGAGCAGGTCTTCCTCTACACGGACCGTCACGACGAGCTGATCGACCAGGGGACCACCACCAGGCGTCATGACGTTGGCGTTGGTCCTCTGAATCAGGGGCGGTAGCACCAGGACGATGATCCCGCGCTGCGAGAACGCCGCCGTGATTTTGGTCTCGAGGTCGCCTCGCACCTGGGCGTGCACAGGCACTCCCTCGAGGACGAGGGCCGAAAGACGCTCCACGACGGCGTCCTGCAGGGACCGTGTCAGCGAGGCCATCAGGACATCGTCCAGAGCGCGGCCAATGCACCGGTCGCCACCTTGCGCAACGTCGAGAACTGCAGCGGGCCAGCCTGCTGCAGCGTGTCACCCCAGCGGCCTTGCACGGTGTCCACCGTGCAGTTGACGAGCGTCACGTTGGCCGGGCCGCTGATCGCAAGGTCGTAGGCAGGTTCGGAGCCACCAGGGCCGACCGATCCAATCCACCCGATGAGGTCCGTCAGATTGATGCCGACCGGATCCACCGTGCAAGTTGCCTCGAGGGACTGCAGGAGCATGTCCACCACGCCCTCGTTGTTGGTCTCGACCGGTTGCAGGCCGAGCTGAAAGGCAATGTTGAACCCTCCCTGGCTATAGAACGTGTTGCTGTTGTAGCTGGCGGAATACGCACCGGTCTTCCAGTCGGAGAGGGTCACAGACGACGGCAGCGGAGCCTCGTCCGCATCGGTGAAGTAGTTGCCCATGTCCGACGGATCAGAATTGTTCGCGACGATGCCCGTCCACGTGACTTGCCCGATCGGGTTGCCGCCGGCCGGAGTGGCTCCGAGAGAGAGAGACCCGAGGCCCGTGATCGCGGCGTTAACGATCGTGATGCCACGGCCAGAAACCGGCACGACGACCAAGGGGTAGTCCGTGGCGCCGAAGATGCTCTTGCCGATCTGGGTGGACGCGTAGGGGAACAGCACCGCGAGATTGGTCCAGCGCGCAGGCTTCGCAGTCACCTCAACGCGGGTATTCTTGCGGATCTTCTTCACCCGACCAAACCCCGTGGCGGTGCCGGGGATCGTCTCGGTGATGAGGGTCACCGTGATAGGTCCGTCGCAGAGGATCGTCGCGGAGCGATACGTGATGTAGCCGGGGCCGGAGAAGATGGTCGTGCGGTCGATAGCCATGAGAGTGGTGTGTCGAGGTTACAGGTCTTGGAGATCAGGCCGACGGGGCGGCAGGCGCATCCGGCTGCGGGTCCAGAGGCCAGGCCGATGCGTCGGCCACGCCAACAAGGCGCCGGCCGGCGCTCCAGAGAGCGACGGTGCTCTCGCTGACGGGCTGGATGTAGCAGACGGTGCGAGCCGACGTCGGATCTCGGCGTGGCAAGATCGCGACAGCAGAGGCACGATCGAAGGACGGCGGGGAAATCGCCGGAGGAGCGGCGGGAGGAACAGGCTGGTCGGACATGACGATGGGTCTTGTTTGAGCGATCAGGCGGTCGCGCGGATTTGGGCGACGCGCTGCATGATCGCGAGGATGAGCAAATCGAGCTGGGCCACGGTCATCGGCGGCACGGCCTGCCCGTTGATATCGAGGATTGGACCGAGGATCGATTGGGCGGATGTCGCGTCCGTGATCAGGCCTCGACGGTAGGCGACAGCGATCGCGCCAGCGGCGCGATCCCATGCGGTCAGGCCAGCCTCGCTGATGTCGTAGGTGCGACCACCATGCGTGCAGCCCTGAGCAAGCAGCTCCGCCTTGGTAGGCGGCTCCGGAGGCGGCTCTTGCACCGGCAGCAGATCATGCGAGGGATCGTAGGCCACGGCGACAAACCCATCCGGAGGCGGGTAGTCCGCAAGAGTAGCGCCCTGCGTGATGTAGTAGCGCGGCGAGATCGGGTGGCGTTGAGCGCCGTCGGTCGTAAGAAGAGAGATTTTCATGTGTCAACGGATGGGCTCGATCTTAAGTTGAGACCCGACAGCCAAAGACGTGACGGTTGCCCCAGACCAACCGGCATAACGGAGTGACAGCGTGCCGCCTGCGGTGACGTTCATGATGAACTCACGGACAAACAGTCGCGCACCCGAAGAGTTCCCGTCCACAGCCAGCGCGTCTGGTCCCGATAGAGTCGCCTGGGCAAGTTGGAGGTTTACGTTAGCGACGGTCGTGGCGTTGGTTGCCGACCCCATGAAGTAGCTGGCAAATGCTCGATAGGTCGCGGTGCCCGAGAATGTCACGTCCGACTTGGTGCCGTTGGCGGCCGTCGCGTTCGCGATCAAGTAGGCGAATCGCACCAGATACTTACCCGGCCCCACGTAGCGGGACAGATTCGTCGATGCTTGTAGCGTCGATCCCGTCATGTCCTCCTGCGTATCGACCTCCAAATTGACGGCAGGAAATCGCGATGTCGTCCAGCTGGACACGCCGTCCGGATGGAGAACGAGCAGCCCGTGCGTCAGCGTTGACACCTGAGTCGCCCCATTCACCAAGTCGCTGCCCTGCCGTTGCAGGGTCAGGGCGCACGTCTTCGGGATGCGTCCGGACGCCGCCGAAATGTATACCGGCGTGCCAGCCGGTAGGCTGTTCGCCAAAGGCAGCGTCACAGTGCGCGCCGCTGTTAGGTTCGTGTTAACGATCGCCCGCCGAAACGTAGCCGGCAGCGTGGTATCGGCGTCGCCGATCAGCTGCAAGCTGCTAGGCGAATCAAGGCCAGGGAGAGTCAGGTCGATCATGTGTGAGATTGGGGGTTGGCCTCAGATGGATCCGCAGATCACTCGTCCTGGGTAACCAGGCTCGTGGTATCACCAGGAGCGCAGATGGCTTTGACCGCCCACGGCGTGTTGATCTTGAGGGTCTCGCCCGGCGGCAACGGCATGCCCTTGGCAGCCGTCAGCGTGGTCGCCGAGGAGTCCCACTTGATGTAGGCCGTCCGACGCCCCACGTTCGTGACGGTGGCGAGGGTGCGGGCGGTGACGGCTGGCAGGACATCGGCCACGGAGGCGGAGTCGACGGACACGGGTGCATTGAGACTCATGACGAGGATGGGTTGTCGGAGGTCGGAGATACGCCCAGGCGGGCGCGGATGTAGGAGCGAGCGGCCTCGATGGCCTCGAGCTCGAGAATCATGGGCGGCGGCAGGACCCGCGGATCCGCCGGGATGCGCGCGCGGCGCACGAGCCAATACTCGACGCGGCCGATCGTGCCCTCGCGGTTGGCGGACTCCTTCTTCACTGTCGCGCGCAGCTTGCGAGCGGCCGCACGGGCCTCCTTGGAGGCACCGGCCTGCGCTGCAGCCCGCAGAGCGAAGCGGTTCGACTGCTGACTGTCCGTCAGCGTGCGGACTAGAGCCGGCCGAAGACCGCCGTCGGGGTGCGCGATGCGGGCAAACCGGAAAGCCGTCTTGGCCGCGTCGCGGGCACGGGGAGATCCGCCGCGGTAAGCCTCGGCCGTGGCAGGGATCGCGAGGTAGCGGCCGCGCTTCGGCGTGATGGTGCCTCCACGCTCCTTGAATGCCATGATTGGCGAGGCCACCACTACCTCGCCCTGGACATCGGTGATCGCGGCCGGATCGACGGAGGTCTTGCGAGCACCCTCGCGCGCGAAGATCCCGGAGTTCGGCCAGCCCATCTTGTTGGGCTCCCGATCGCGGTTGGTGAAGTGATCCTTCACGACCCGCGATACGCCGGCCGTGGCGGCAGAGACCAGGCCTCGCGGCCGCAGCAACAGGCGCACCATGGCGCGGGTGCTTGCGAGCGGGGCAACCGCCTGCACGTCGACGACGACGCTCAAGAGACACCTCCGGTCTGTGTGCGCGGCATGATCGAAAGATCGATCCGACTGCCAGCCTCGAGATAAAGATTCCAGGCGAGCCGACCATGAGGCTTACGCTCCGGGTCCTGCATCGTCGGGTCGTAGTGCGCTGCGATAGCCTGCTGAATCTGCTCTTCCGTGCAGGACTGCAGGTGGTGGCGCGTCAGCTCCGGAAAGTCGCATGCGCCGAGGTGTTCCTTGAGGGCGGCGACTAGCACTTCAGGTGCGACGGCGGCATCCACCCAAGGGCAGGCGACGAGGTCGAAGTCCGAGTGCATGGTGCCATGGATGGTCAGGGCGTAGCCGTGCTTGCGCGCTACCTCGGCCAACCCGTGGTAGATTGCGCAATAGAACGGCGCGCGAGCTGCGGGCTTCACGATGCCCCTCCTTCTTGCCGAACGAAGCGCACAGCGCCGTCCTGGACGTTGACCTGGTCGCCGAAGATGAGCCGGAGCTGAGCCATCTTCTCGGGACCTAGATCCGACTCGCTGATATCACCCATGCCGGTGTTCGGCGCCGGGGTCGGGCGTTCGCCAGGCCGCAGCAATCCGAGCTGCTGCGCCTCCTCGAGATTGACGTCGCGCACGCCCATACCGCTCCCGAAGTCGAACGGCGGGAACGGCGTGCCGAAACGGGAAATCGCCGCCCAGATCGGGTCCGACTTGAGCGCCACCATCCGGCCTGCAACGAGCTTGCCGCCAGCCTGCGTCCACCGTGCACGCCAGTCGCGCGGTGCGCTGCGATCCTCGATGCGCACAAGCTCCTGAGCAGGGACCGCGTCGAGCAGATCCGGATCCTGTCCGGCCACGTGCTGAGCGTAGGCGTGGGCGCGGTCGACCTGCGTGTCGTAGATCAGGCGCAGCCGGCGCGCCGAGGAAATGTCCGTGAGCCCGCCCTCGCCTGTGCCCAGGCCCTCCTGGGCGAGCGTGTCCTTGAGATCGGCGACGAACGAGTCTCGCGTCACAAGGGCCTCACCCTTCGCGACCCGCTCGCGCATCTGGCTCACGCTCGCTGCGAGCTTTGACTTCACCGCGTCCAGGACGCGGATCGATTCCACGCCGGACGAGTAGAGCGACTGGTTGCGCAGCTCGGCGGGCACGATCTGCTCCCAGTCACGCGTGCGCAGCACCGAACCCACCGGAGTGGATTGGGTGATGCGTTTGATCGCGTCTTTGAGGGAGCGGAACATGGGTCAGAACCGGACGTCCTTGCGGCGATAGCCGGTGCTCTTGCTCACAATCGTGGAGCTCGCGGGCGCCGCCTGGGTGGCGCCACTCTCGGCCTCCTCAAACCCATACTCCCCGCTCGCCACGCGGCGCATGAGGGCGATCGCATCCTGGTAGTCGGAGGTGCGGGCTTCTGTCCGCAGCCGCTCGTCGGGGAGACGCGAGATGAGGGTGTGCCGCGCGATCGTGAGCGTGGCGCGCAGCAATTCCTCTGGCACGGTCAGCCCGGCGGCGACCCGGCGCTTGGCGATGATGTAGCCGCGCACCTCGCGCACAGCGTTCTCCAGCGCGGCCGGCGCGGGATCGGCCTGTCCGGCAGCGATGAACGATGAGAGCACGCGGCTTTCCACGCTGGAGAGCACCGCGGCAAGATCATCGGTCGTGGGAGTGACCCAAGCCATGAGAGTGAAGTAAGAAAGGGGGTCCCGGGCCGCTCTACACCGCCGGGTCAGTGTTCCTATGGTCCAACACATGAACGCCCTCGCTACGAACGGCGTGGGAGCGCTCCACGCCGGGAAGGTTGAACGGCCTCGCGGCCGGATGGTTCAGCTGACGGTGAGCTTGCGCGCGCCCTCGCCCGTCTGGGCGTAGAGCTCGTAGCACTCGACCGTGATCTCGCAGAACTTGCCCTCGGTCTTCTCGTAGACGGCCCAGCGGCCGCCGGAGCTGGTCGGCGTGTAGAACCGCTTGAACGTGCTCGGGTCGTCGATCGTCATGCCCGGCATCGCCAGGTAAGCGTAGACCTTCGATCCGATCATCTCCGCCTTGGAGGTCGCTCCGCTCGAGTAGCGGGAGCTCACCGTCACCACCTTGTCGAGCATCTCGACCCGTGCCAGATCCTCGGGGGTGTAGAGTGCGAGACGTCCAGCGGCCGCGCCGTCCTTGATCTCGTAAGCATCCTTGCGGGCCGTCCATGCAGCCTCGCCATAGACGACCATGTTCGGGCGGATACCGGTCACGTCGGCACTGGCCTTCAGCGCGGCGCGTAGGTGGCCGTCCGGATTCGGAGTGCCGGACGTCCAGGTGACAGCCGTGTTACTGGCGGCGCCATCGACGATCGCCAGACCGCGACGGAGACTGTTGCGGCGGACGCGATCCATCAGCCAGCGGACCTTGGCCTCCTTCCAGTTCGAGCCGCTGACCTCGTCGAGATCGACGCGGACTGTCAGTCCGCAGTTCTTGGTTTTCGCCTGGGTGACAGTGCCGGTCGGGTTGGGCACCACCTTGAACTCCCCGCCGATTGCGCGGACATCATCGACCTCGACCAGGAAGCCGTCCTTCGAGGAGGCGACCACGAACTCAAAGCGACGCGCGACCTCGATGCCGGGGAAGAGCGTGTCGATCACCGTGTCGAGGTTGGTCGTATCCCGGTAGCCCACGGCGTAGGCCGTCAGGCCGACGGAGAGATTGTTGGCGTTGAACCGCGACTCGTTGGCCGCGGCGATGACGCCGACCGGGAGCGAGCCGAAGCCCGAGTCGATCGGCATTGCGTTGACGGCAGCGAGACTCGCCGCTGCTGCGATGATTTTGCCACTCATGTGGATAGTGATAACTGCGGTGTGGGTGTGGTGCCTAAGCCGACAGGCTCAGGCAGGTGATCAGGTGACGACGCGCTGAACCGGGAAGCTCGGCTGATACTCGATCAGCTCGCCGTCGGCGGCGGCGCCGGTCGCGCGGCCGATGATGTAGTAGGTGCCAGCGCTCGAGGGCAGCTTGCGGACCTTGCCGCTTGCCCCCGGGACGAGGAACTCGCCATCGGCGATCGCGCCGGAGGCCACGCCGATTTGCGTCCTCTCCGCGACGCCCAGTAGATCGACGGACACCGTGTCACCTGCAGCCCCCTCATCGGGGACGGGTCCAAGCGGGATACCATCGGTGCCGCAGAGCGCGGCATATCCGGCCGCACTACCCGGCTTCACGAGCAGGTATTTCGCGGAGAGCGCATCGTCCAGGACGTAGGGCTTCGAGCCGCACCAGGTGCCAGGCGAGAGGGCATTGACGGCCGCGATGCAGCCGGGCGGCACGGTGCGTGCGCGGCCGATCAGCAGGGCGCCCAGGAACAGACCGAGCACGAGCGCGATCAGGCCGAGGATGATGGGAAAGCCGGGCGAGCCGGCGTAGACAGCGAGCGATTTCATGGAGTGCAGTATGACTGACGGGATGGGTTTTCGGATCGGATGGAGCCGGAGCGGAGAGCTCAGGCGAACAGGTCGGGCTTCTTCGTCTTGACGGTGGCCCAGGCAGTCGAGTGATCGACGCCGGCCGTGCGCATTTCCTGCGCGACAGCCTCATTGATGGCCGCGATCTTGCCCACAGGGCCGCTGGCGGCGGTGCTGCGATCGCGACCACCGGCGAACGGTGCCGTGTTGATGGCCGAGACGGCCGCCGTGAGCTCGCCCACGGCAACGCCGAACTGCTCGTCATTGGCGGCAGCCAGACGCTTGGTCTCGTCGCCGCGCTGGGCTTCGGTGAGCTTTCCTGCGGCGATCTTGGCAGCCACGAGCGTGTTCGCACGGGAGGCCTTGAGCGTCTCGATCGTGCTGTTGGCGGCAGCGAGCGAGCTCTTCGCCGTCGCCGCTTCGTTGGCGGCCGCAGTCTGGGCGGTCTTGCTGGTTTCGAGCTGCGACTTGAGAGCGTCGCGCTCCTTGATAAGGCCGGAGATCGCCGTTTCGACGTCGGCCTGGGTCGAGTCGGCTTTGATGCCGACGGATGCGAGCAGTGCAATGAGCCAGGGAGGCATGATGGTCTTGGTTGGGTCCCCCTCGTTCGCCGCCACTGTGGTCGCCTCGCGAGGGAGATTGGGAGTGTTGGTCAGTCCGATGCTGACGAGTTCGTAGGGCCGATAGCGGCCGGGCTTGCCGGTGATCGGCTCCATGTTCCAGTGCGGGGACTGGTGTCCGTAGGCGGGTGCGTCGCCCGCCAGCGCTTCCGTTCCAGCGGCGTTGAGCGTGACGCGCGCATAGAGCCCATCGTCGCGGCGCTGCAGTTCCTTGATGCGTCCGAACGCTGCGGCCTTCACCCCGGGGTTCGTGGCGCGCCACGACGGGTAATCCGGATGGCCTTCGTAGATCGGGAGACCTGCGAACTTGGTGATTTTGCGGGCCCAGCCCTCGAACTTGGTCACGACCGCATCCGCGGCAGCGGCATCGAACACCTGGAACACGATCGCGCCCTCCGGCGTGCGGAAGGGGAACTCGCCGAACGGCGAAATCCGCCACCAGATGGGTTGCGCGACGTCGGCGATCGCGGTGATCTCATTGACCGCGCCGATGATCGAGCTGGCCACGGTGCCCGGTTTGGCCTCGTTCGCGGCCGCAATCGACCCGGAGCGCACAGCACGGTTTAGAGCGCCGATTAATCGACCTGCAGAGGCCGTGCAAATCGCGATGGCGGCGTTTTGGGGCCGAGAGTGGGTGATGATAGCCATATGACGGGATGGGCCTTAAAATCGGGTTTTCTGGCCTAGGCCTGTTTCTGGGCCTTCTGGATCGTGGTCCGGGCGCCCGCCAGGGCGGCCGTCCCCATACCGCGCTCGAACACGTCGGCGAGCGCCTGGACGTCCATCTGACCGAGCAAATCCGGGAGCTCCTGGAGCGCCTTCTCGGCAACGGCCAACAGCTCCTTGTCGGAGATCCCGCTCTTGGCGCGCTGCTCCAAGTCGGCGAACAGACCGGTGAGCGGGGCGAGCCAGGAGGCCGGCACCTTCAGCTCGCGGTGCAATTCCTCGACGAGCGTCTGCGGGACGGACGTCGTCACGGGCGGAGCTTCGTTGATCGCCGCGGTGGCACCAGGAGCGACCACCGGCTTGAGCAGCGTGGCTTCCGCCGGGGGAAGCGGGCGGGAGTAGCGCTCGGCCGCCTGCTCCGTGGAGATCGGGTGTCCGACTTCGAGGAGGAACCGGTCGATCGCAAGGTCCACGTAGCCCTTGGCCGTCTGCGGAGGCGTGATTTGGAAGTAGGCCAGGCGCGGGACGCCCGGGCCGAACACGAGCTGGAGCACCTGGTCCGACACTCGGCGGTTGAGCGTTTCGCTCACCCACTCGGCGCGGTCGTTGGCGAGCATGACCGTCTCGCCGCCCTGGAGCGATGCGCCCTCTCCGGAGCCGGAGCCGGCGGACATCGTCGAGAGATCCGCTCCGCGCCACAGGCGTGTGAGCATCCGATCCATGCGCTCCACGATGGGCGGGTGTGGCAGTTCGCCCTGGACAGCCCAGCTCTTGAGGTTGAGCTCAGTCGCCTTGTTGCGGATCCACGCAAACTCGGAGCCGGCCGCGTCGACTGCCTCCTCGAGGACCTTGTATTCCGGGCTGTCCTTGGGGGCGTCGGTCACGCCCTCGATACCCGGGAGACCAAAGCGAGAGGCGTAGACAAACCAGTCCTGCAAGGCCGTGCGCTTGAACAGCCATGCGATCGCCTGCGCCACGCCGAGGGACTTGCGACGCACGGCGACCAGCCACTCCGAGCGGGCCATGTCCACACCGTCGTAGGACTGGCTGTCCTGGAGAAACCGCAGGCGGCCTGTGCTGCACTCCGTCCACCAAGCGGGGACGTGGGTAGCGCGGACCGTGTAGCTGCCCTGAGCCTCGCCGATCCGCGGCGGGAGGTAGCGCCACTGCAGGTGGTGCGCCGAGTAGCGCTGGGACTGCGCGCTGAGCAACTGCTCGATGAGCATGCGCACGCCGCCCTCGAGGTCCAAGTCGAGCGCATCACTCGCCACCAGGTCGTTGTAGGTGCGCATCAGGACGTCGCGCTGGCGCTTCGCCAGGTCCTTCTGCACCGGGTCGGAGGTTTCGACGGTGAGGATGTCCCACTTGCGCGAGGTGACGTCGCCGATCGCCTTGGGGACGACGGTCGCGAGCACATCGTCACGCTCCTCGAGGCTGTCGATGATGCGAGCCAAGTCGCCGAGGCGTCCGGCCCTCCAGCCCTGGATGTGCTGGAGCATCAGCTCGGGAGTGAGGTCCGTGATCGTCGAGAACGCAGCCAGCCGCAGTGCACGCGACCGGGCCTCCAGCGCCTGGAACGTCGGGGAGAATGAGGGGATCATGCGAGGAGGCGGCGGGCGCCGCGGCGCTTCGTGTTGAGGATGGAGCGCATGCGCTCACTGCGATCGCCTCCGGAGAGCGGCGTGAACGTCGCCGGCCCGGACGCGCTGCCAGTCGCCCGCAGGGCGAGTGCAAGGGCCGTGCAGCGATCGCTGTGGCCTTCCGCCGTGCGGGGGGCGGCGTAGGTGTAGGCGCCGGCCCGGACCAGCTGCTGCATGGCGTGCAGGTCCTCGCGGATCTCCACGGACACCGGGATCCGGAGCGAGCGCTTGTCGAACGCGGCGCGCAGCTTCGGGAAGATCTCGCGCTTGAAGCCTGCCGAGAAGTTGCACAGCTCCGTCTTGCCGAACTCGTGCGACTCAGGGCGCCATTGGCCACCGTGGTTTTCGACGAGGATATCGCCCAGACCGATGCCAGGGCCGGTGTAGTCCAGGCACACCCGGCCAGCGCGGCGCACACGGTGCGAGAGGATCTCCGCCTGCGCCACGGTGTTGACGCCACGCAGGACGAGGACCTCGCGCGTCCACCACACATCGCCCAGGCGCTGCAGCGTCCAGCACACGGTCGGATCGTTCTGGCGGCCGAAGTCGATACCGCACACCAGCGGGCTCGAGGAGGCGACAGCCCAGAACCCATCCTCCACGACCTCCGTCGCCTCGATGGTTTCGCAGGCGCCGAGCAGATCGTAGGGCAGGAGCACCGTGGCCGTGTCCAAGAACTCGCACTCAAACTCCTGAGCCCAGCCCTCCGGGTCGTCGATCGCGGCCTTGAGCTCCTCGATGTCGACCGGCAGGCCCAGGCGCACGGCATCGTGGATCGTGACCTTGTGCACGGACCACTTGCTCGCCTTCCCCGGCTGGGGATTGAGCAGGGCCTCGTCGACCATCTTGAAGAACCGGCCCGAGCGCCCATTGGGCGTCGAGATGATGCGGACGTTCTTCTTCCCGCCACGCAGCGGGTTGGTGACGCTCGGGAGAATCGCGCGCCAGGTGGCGTCGCTGTCCTCGAAGAACGCGAACTCCGTCAGGAGAACGTTGGCCGAGAACCCGCGCACCGTATCCGGACGCCCAGGGACGGCGATGATGCGAGAGCCGTTCGAGAATTCGATCGTCGAGGCCTTGAGCAGAGCGTTGCTACCTCCGAACCGCTCCTGGGTAGCGTCTGCGATCGCGAAATTGTAGGCCTCCGCCCACTCGCGGCACTTGGCGAGGGTCTCGAGCGACTGACGCTCGGAGGGTGCGGCAATGAGCCAATTGCGCTTCTCGCCCGTGAGGCAGTCGCGCACGGCCTCCTCCGAGGAGGAGAAGTCCTTGCCGGTCTGGCGGGACCAGACGCCGATCTTCCAGCGGGCCGGATCGTCGGCGTAGGCACGCTGGTAGGGCAGCAGCAGCTCGCGAGGCGAGTAGGTCGTGGCGCTCACTGGATGCCGAACACGGCCTTGATCCGTGCCTCCTTCTCGGCAGCGCTCAGCTGCCCGTCTGCCGCGATGCCAGCGGCCTTGTCTGCCTGCTCGGCCTTGCGCTCGAGGAGCGCGACGCGCCGATCGGCGAGCTCCAGCTCCTTCTTGCGCACGTCCTGGTCACGGACCTTGAGGACCAGGCTGAACATGGCCTTCACGTCCGCCGGTGCCACGCCCGGCTGCTGAGCCATGGTGAACGCCTGCTGCGCGATCGCGTCGATCGTCGCAGCCTCGAACTGGGCCGGAGACTTGGCGGCTTCCTCGGCGAGGCCCGCGGCGAGATCGCGCGCCTGGCGGCGGCGATTGATCAGGTATTCCGCCGAGTTGGCGGACCAGAAATTTGAGAGGGCCGCACGGGAGGTTTCGATGCCGAGCCCTCCATCCTCCTCGGGCTTGGCGACCTGATCGCGGATCCGCTCGAGCGACATGCCTGGCGTCACGAACCACTCGAGCAGGCGCAGCTTGTCCTCCTCGTCGAGGAGTCCAAGACGGCTGTCTGCACGGGGCTTGCGGAACGTCGGCATGAGGTCGGCAGGTATCAGGCGAGGCCGAGGCGGGCGGCCTCGTCGCGGCCGTTGGCACTGGCCTTGTAGTCGCGCAGCTCCGGGGAGATCGGCTTGTCGCAGAGCACCGCGAAGCCCTTGTCCCGGAGGTAATCGAGCTCGGCCTCGACCTCGCGGTCGGTGACTCGGAACCCACGGCTCTCGGCGACGAGGCGCAGGGCAGCCACGCGCAGGGCGAGCGGAGCAGCGTCGGCGAGCTGCCGAAGCAGTTCGCGGCGGAAGAGTTCTCGGATGGCGGGGTCCATGTGTCAGGGCTTGCGCGGCATGCGCTCGAGGATGCGGTCGATCTTGCCGTCGAGCTGGACGATGCGGGGGCTGAGTTCCTCCACTTTCGCCTGCAGCCCGGCGGTCTTCGTGTTGTTCTCGCGGATCAAGTCGTAGATCCGCCCTCGGCTTTCGGCCGATGCACGCGCCGCCTCCGCGAAGCGGTCTTGCACCTCCTGCCTGATGCCCTCGACCCGCTCAGTGAGTTGCTCGTGAGCCGCGAGCGGCGTGAACTGCACGGCCTCCTGCACCTGGAGCGGGTTCGGCGAGATCGACACCGGGCTAGGTGTGGAGCCCGCTTGGAGCTGGGTGCGGACCTCATCGACGAGGCCTTTGCGGAATCGCACCAGGGCAGCGAGCACGGCGCCCAAGGTGAGGAGCATCGCGCTGAGCATCGCGATGTCGCGAGAGGAGAAGGACACGTCGGAGGGCGCCATGGAGGGATCGGGCAGCATCGTGCGGTCAGCGGCTATCGTTGGAGCGGGGGCTGAGGCTGAGGCGCAGCTGCACCTCCTGGAGCGCGCGCGTCAGCTCGAGGATCTGCTGATCCTTGGCTGCGAGCTTCGCCTCGCTCACCCAGGTCTCGTCCTGCGTCGGGACGTAGAGGCCGGCCATCGTCGGCACCTGCGATCCCTTCGAAAGGTAGAGATACCCGGGCTGCGATGCGTGCCCGTAGCTGAGCGGCGTAGGCCGCACGCTCGAGCAGGCGGTCAGCATCATCGCCGCGGCGCTGAGCGCGCAGCTGCACCACACGCGCTTCGAGCGCAGCGATGTCCGCGTCGAGGCGGTCGAGCTCATCGAGGAGCAGGCGATCGCGGCGGATTTGCTGGGTGACTGCATAGGCTTCGGCGAGGGCGGTGAGGGCGCGCAGGAGGGCGGAGATGAGCGTGAGCACGGGGCCTTACTTGGCGCCGACCTGCTCCGAGCTCTTGTCGTTGTCGCGAGCTGCGACGAGACCGGCACCCGCGGCGACGGCCGTGATGACGATGCCCCAGTTGGGGACGGTGTTCGGGTCGTCGTCGAACTGCGCGGCGACGGCGGTGGAGATGGCTGCGAGGATCGCGGCGATGCCGGCGACTGTGGTCTTCCAGGACTTGGTCTTCATTTGGTTTGCAGGGGGGAAATTGTCCCCGGGGAGCAGCTGCTCTCCCCGGGGATTTGAACAGCCTGTGACGGCTTAGGTGGGAATTGTGCCTCGGAGATCGCTGCTCTCCCCGAGGCGTTGGCGGGTGGGTTAATGTGGTCCCGGCTGGTCGGCGGAATCCGCTACGCGGCTCCTCGCAGCCGGGGAGGTGGCTAGTCTCGCGGGGGCAAGGCCAGCCAGCAGCCGAAGGTGGGGACGTGCACCAGGTGCGGTTCGAGATCGCGGTCCGCGCAGCGCGTCCAGAACCGCCACTCCTCGAGGGCGCGGCGTGGCGTGTGCGCGATCACCACGGCGTGATCGATGGGAGCGGTTTGGCCAGGCGTGAGCTGACTGCCGGTGATTTCCCCGGCGCGCGGGCCGTCGCCGACCTCATGCGTCTTGGACGCCCACGGGATGTCCGGGTGCACCTCGTGCCACCAGGCGGCGCCCTCGGCATCCTCCGGCGTGACGACGCGTAGCACCGGGTGCTCCGGCAGCTCGCAGCAGATCGGACCGACGAACATGCGACGCAGCCAGGCGATCACAGCGGAGCCCCTCCTTCAGGTGCTGGGAGGAATGCCACAGCGAACCCAATGAACGCCGAGACAAGAACCTTCGCAGGCCAGTATGCGAGCATGGGGATCGGGCCGAGGGCCATGAACCACGAGAACAGCAGCCCAACCACGGCTCCGATCAGGAGCGCGATGAGGACATTGCGCAGATTCCAATCGAGCATCATGACTCGGAGCCCTCCGTGACCGGGATCCCCGGGACAGCACGCTGGAGCAGCGCGGCCGTGCTCTCACCTGGGGCGCGCTCGATCTGAGCGCGTTTGGGTTGCCGCCGCGGCGTAGGACCGGACCGCACAAGCTCGTATCCGTCGAGGCGGGCGATGTCCCCGGCCAATTCCCGCGCCACCTTCCGACTGAGACGGAGCCCCACCTTCTGTCCGCAGTGGGTGTGAGCTGTGATGAGCAGCACGGAGCGGTCTCCGTTGAGCAACCCCACGTGGGTGCTCAGACCGCCGAACATCACGGGATCGCCCTTCCGCCGGGCCGGCGTTTCTGCTACTCCTGAGGAGGTGGGCGTGGCTTGGTGCACGCTGCCACCCTAGCGCAGATCGCGCTCCACCCCCTAGGCAGTGCGTCCAGTCTGTCCACCCTGTCAGGGTATTTTGCGCAGGCGACTGCCCACCCGACGACGCGTATCGGGATTCCTGCTATAACTCGGGGGACATGAAGCTCATTCAAAACCCGACTCCCGCGCAGGCTGCCGCATGCATCCACCTCACGAGTAGGTATACCTCCGCCACGGAATCCGGCTCGGATCGATCGACGCCAGAAACTCCACTATGTCTCGCCTGCCCTGATATGAAAACCGTCCACTCCCGTCCTGACTCGCGAGGATCAGCGGGATCGAAGCGAACTCTGCGCACCTTGCTTGGAAAGCTGCGCGGGTCTCGTGCGCAGTGAACGAGTCCATCACGTGCGGCTTCACGATGATGATGCCGAAGGTGACTCCTTGCTCGATGATGATAGCTCCTTCGATGGTCATGGTAGAGTGCGTGGATTGAGCGCGGCCACTAAGGCCGGCCGCGAATGAAGCCGATGACGTTTCGGACGAGGAACAGCTGTAGAGCGACGAGACCGGTGAGCGTGGCCTGATACCAGAGGTTCCCAAAAAAACCCAAGGCGACTGCTCCGAGCACCAACCCAATGCCAAGGATCGTAAGGCAGAGCTCTGACCCGGACTCGGGGATCGCCCACTCACGGATTTTTGGAAGTTGGTCCTTGAGTGGGACTGCGGCCTGATCCGGTCCACCCGACTTTGCCTCGGGTGCAAGGAGTTGGTCCAAGGTGATCTGCCCGGCTCGGTAGAGGGCGTAAACCTGTTCCGCCGCGAATGGACCGACTGGGCCGGTCGACGAGATCAGGTAGATCCTCGACCAATCCGGATATCGCCAGTCGACGTTGGTCGGCGCAGGCGGAGGTGCTATCTGCACAGCGGGAGGGCGCTCGTGCACCGCTTCCGGTTTTGGCGACTTCCAGGTGTCAGGAACCGATGCGTTCGGATCCTCGTCAATGGGCTGTGTGCTCATGTGGTCGACTTCTGTGAGGCGTGGAAAATCGTGTTCCTCACGAGCCGCGGAGCGCGCTCGAGCGCTTCCTTCGGAGCAATGCCTCGGGAGATGAGGGTTGAAACGAGCTCCGCCTGGTAGGCCGCGCCGTAGGCTTTGGCGAGATCCGGACGATCCCTCAGGATCTGGGCGACCTGGGCGTCCATCCACGCGCTGGCGTCGTCTCCGGATTGTCCGCGTTTTGGCATGTTATTTTCTGCACAACTTAGTTTTGCCAAATCTGGCGGAACTAATTGTGCCAGGTGTTGGCATAAATAGTTCGTCGCTTCGCTTATCGAATTTAACTCTCTAAGCCATTTGCACGCAGAACACTTGGGGCATCTTCATCGAGCTCGACATGCTCTTGACCGGGGGGAACCACCCGCCGCAGGACAGACGGGGGCGGTCGGCGGTAACGGAACGTTCGCCCATCAAGGGCGTGCAATGATTGGGCGGCGGCCGACTCGATCATCCCCATCTGAGCCCCCAAGGCCAGCTTGATGGCCGCACTTCGACTCACTCCTAGGCTTTTTGCGTATGCATCTAGGCGAGCCAGAAGCTCGTCCGGAAGGCGAACCGGGATGGTTTTTGCGATCACACGGCAACGCATACAGACTCTATGCAGACTAGTGAACCCTGAAGTTTGGGGTTGACCTATTGCATACAGTCTGTATGCGTTAGGTCATGGCACAGCGTAAGGTCATCACCGTCCCCGTCCGGATTAGCGCCGAGGAGGACCGCCGGATTAAGCTCACTGCTCGGCGCCTGCGCACTAGCGCGGCAGCAATCGTCCGTCTGGCGATCGCATCTCAGCTGCGAGACATCGAGACGGGAGCGATCAAGATCCCAGACATCGCCGCACGCGCTGCCTGACAATGGCCGCCCCCTCAAAAGCGCAGGCAGATCTGGAGAAGGGCCAAGCGCTCTTTGACTTCCTGCTGCCCGCCAAGGCGACGCTCCGCCCCGAGGAGCTAGCTGCGATCCTCTCAGTCTCCGAGCGCTCGATTCAGCGGGCTTTCGACTGCGAGGAGCTGATGGGGCTCGGCCTGAACTTCACGGTCGGAGTCAAAGACGGTCTCATCTCTACCCGCCGCATCCCACGCCAGTGCGCGCTAATCTGGTTGGCCCGTCACGCCAACTACACGCCGGAGGACCTCGAGGACCGGATTGCTGAGATCCTGGCTACGCAGAACAGCGAGACGCTGTTGCGCCTACAGGCGCGCCTACAGGCGGCGCTCGCCAGGTCGGTTAACCGCTAGTTTCCCATGTCACAAGAACCCCTCATTACCTGCCCGCGGTGCGGGACGGCAAACTTCACAGAGCACGGCCTCCGCCGGCATGTCTGCCGAGCCAGCGGATTTCGCGTCAAGCTGCCGGAGTGCGAGATCCATGCAGCTATCAAGTCTGCACAGTCTGCTCAGATCGCGATGCGCGAGCAGCCGAGCACGGATACAACTCCAGCCGACCTAGCGATCGCGGAGCAATTGGTCGTCCAGTATCGCAAAGCCGACTCTGCTGCATCTCGGATCGCTGAAGCCAATCTCGATCTAGTCGTGTTTGGCGGCATGCTGGTGCAGCTGGAGGAGGAGCTGCGACGTAGCGATGGACCGAAGCGCGGGAGGGGTGCGTTTGGGCTCAAGAATTGGATGGAGATCCACACTCCGACCATTCCGCGCACCAGAGCCATCGAGCTCCGGTCCCTTGCGGAGGCGATCGCAAATCGCTGGAAGCTGGACACTGGAACGCTCCAAAATCTCCTGACATCTCCCGATGGCGCCAAGCTCCCTACCGGGCTGAGCACGAAGCGTAAGCAGATCCTCGAGGATCTGGGCGCCGGCTCACTGCACAGGCTGCACATGGAGTATGGCGTGCGTTCGCACGGGGGGAAACGGGTTGCTGCCGAGAAGCCGGCCCCGAAGGCGCAGACCCTCGAGGAGCGCCGTGAGAACAGCTTCCGCATCCTCGGCCGCTGCGTCTCGGACCTGCAGCTCCAGGTGGAAACTCGCGAGCTGTTCGTCGACTGGCTGACGGCCGATCAGCTCGATGCGATCGCCCTCAACGTGGAGCGCGTCGCGACGAGCCTTCGCGACTCCGCCCGCACGATGCGCGCCGCCGACAACCCCAAGGGCCGGAGCTGAGCCATGAGCAAGACTCGCACTCCCGCCGAAATCGCTGTGATCGAGCAGCAGCTCAAGGCCTTGATCGACCAGCCTGTGCGCGTGTGCCTGCGCCGCGTGGCCGGGGCCCGTCACCGCCGCTACGAAAACCAGCCCGATCTCGTGCCGGGCCTCTGCGTCTTTGCCGCGGGCATCCTCGAGCAATGGCCCGACGACGAGATCGAATACGGTGGCTGCGGATGGGTAGTCGTCGCTGCCGACGACGAGCCTGTTGCCCAGATGGACACCCCGGACGGCGTGGTGTCGGCCTGGAATCACGTGGCCTCCTTTGCCACGGGCGACGTCTGGCGGATCGAGTCGATGCTCTCATGCAGCTCCGACGGCGCGGTGATTTTCCTCTGAGCCATGAGCACTCACCGCCACACCACCTACGCCGCGATCCGCAAGGCACTCGAGGGCCTGATTGGCTCTTTCGTCGAGCTGGAGTCCACCATCCGCCGACCTGGGGACAGCGTCCACGTGCGTGCCTTTGGCTTCCTCGGAGAACCTGAGGAAGCGACCTCCAAGCGCCCGCTCTACCAGATCCACCACGAGAGTGGTGCGACGCAGATCACGATCACGTTCGCCCCGCACGATGTGCGTGTCGTCCGCACCCGCGCGGGTGCCCGCGGAACCGTCGCCTCAATCGCTCTCGCGCCATGATCCTGAGCCCCGCCATGCCGACGATGGACGAGCAGATCGCAGCGCTCTGCGGCGAGCGTTGCGTGATGCGCGTGACCTTGGGCTCCGACGTCCGGCTCCTGACCGGCCGTGTGATCCACGTCGAGCATTCCGCCCGGGCGTCCACGGCGAACCCCTACCACTTCCGGCCGGACTCATGCCCGGTGCGCATCGAGTTCTCGGACCGCGACATCGCCCGCATCGAGCGGCACCTGCAGTCGCTTCCCATCCTCCACCTCCTGCCCCGCAAATGACAACCCAACCCAACACCACCGCCGGTGTCCGAGAGGACACCTCCACAGCCGTAGCCCCGGGCTGCATCTTCGCTGGCATCGCGATCGCCTGCCTGGGCGCCGCGACCCTCGTGGCCACTATCATCGGCGCCGCCGAAATCCTCTACACGCTCGCCGCCCGCCTCGGGTGGGTGCCCGCCGCCTGATCCTCCCGTGACTGCCCGCGAACAGCGCATCGCCACGATCATGGCCGAGCACCTCGTCGACCAGGCGGAATACCTCCTCCGGCTGATCGAGATGAACGTCCAAATTGATGCTGAGTCCGAGGTCAGTCCAGCGGGCCGAAGCATCCAGTGGCTCGCCGAGATGAAGCGTCTCGTGCGGGAGCACACCGATCAGGTCAACCACTACACCGCCCTCTGGGCCGCCGCGAACTGACATGCATTCCGGGTCCGACATCATCATGGCGGCAGACGCCATGCAGGAGCTGCCAGAGACCGAGCGCATGCGTGCGCTGCGTCTCCACCTGCAGTTCGAGCCGCTCGTCGGCTTGCGCGGGGCCCGGCTCCAGGAGGCGCTGCTGCGCGTCCAGTGCATGCTCTCGGACCTGCACCTGTCGGTCAAAAGGCTGACGAGCCTCTACTACGCCTGGCTCAAGGTCCGCACCCCGCACTGCCTGGCGCGCCACTACCGCGGAGTCGGCCCCAAGGTCGAATACCCCGAGGCGTTCCGCGAGCACCTGCTCCAGCTCGTCGGCTCGCGCAAGCGCCGCGACGCACGGCGGCAGGCCATCCGGGCTCTCCTCGCCGCCTGGTCCGCTGGACACGCTGTGCCTGGCTACGGCACCTGGATGGAGCTCTACGCTCGCAAGCACGCGGGCCATCCGCTGCCGCCGATCTTCCCGGAGATCTACCCGGCCGGGTGGAGCGAGCGCAGCCTCTACCGCCTGATCGGCGAGCATGACGTCGAGATCGTGATGGACCAGCGCGGCAGCGCCGCTGCACACGACCTGCTGCCCGGCATCCTGCGCGATGTCGGCGCCCTGCGGTGGATGGAGTTCATAGTCTGCGACGACTTCCGTCCTGACGTCGAGTGCGTGCACCTGGCCTCTCGTCAGGTCGTGCGCCCCGAGGGCTTGCTCGCTCTGGACCTCGCCACCCGCGAGGTGCTCGGATTGGGCCTGCAACCCCGGCAGGAGCGCGAGGACGGCACACGTCAAGGTCTCGTCCGCGAAGACCTCCGCGCACTCCTCTACGCCCTGTTCTGCCGGCATGGGCTGCCGCTGGGCTACCCGGTCACGATCCTCTGCGAAAACGCCTCTGCGGCCATCACGCCGGAGTTCGAGGCCCAGCTGGTCCTTACGTTCAGCGGCCGCGTGCGCGTCGTGCGCACACTGATGACGACGCACCGCAACCTGCTCTACGGGTTCGGCGAGCGTCACGGTCAGCCCTGGGCGAAGGGCTGGATCGAGGCGAACTTCCGCAAGCTGCACCTCGAGGCCTCGCACCTCCCCGGGCAGACCGGCCCGCGCTACGATCTCGCTCCGGGCGATCGCGCCGAGCGCGTGGCCTACACTGAGCGCCTCCTGCGCACGGCTGCCGAGTGGCAGCTCCCGCAGCTGCGCACACCGCTCCCGACGTTCGAGGAGCTGTATCGTGAGCTCGAGTCAGCGTTCGAACGTCTCGCGCTGCGCACGGACCACGAGCTCCAAGGATTCGAGCAACGCGTCATGGTTCGCCTGGCGCCGCACCTGCCGCCCGTCCCCCGCGAATCTCTCGCTGAGCTGCCGCCCGGCTCTTACGATCTCACCAAGGCTGAGATCACGACCAGGATGGAAAGCCCTCGTGAGCGCTCGACCCGGCTGCGCGCCGCCGCACGCATGGAGATCGTCCCGGACTGGGCCGTCCGCACGCTCGCTCTCGCCCCCAAGACGGTCACCGTCCGCGGCCGCAAGATCGAGCTGACGCTCGATGGCGTGCGCCGCACCTACACTGACCCGGGCTGCGAGGCTCTCCGCGTGGATGGGGCTCACCTCACGGCCTACTACAACCCGCTCGCCCCGACGGAGCTGCACCTCTGCGACAAGCGCGGCACTTACCTCGCCACGATCCGCGAGCTGGGCCGCGTGGACATCCGCGATGCCGAGGCGATCCGCGCAGCCCAGGAGCGGACGGCGCATGTGCGCGGCGAAGTCATCAGCGCCGTGCGGGCACGCCACGCCGCCGAGGATGAGCAGTTGCGCCTGATGCGCGCCCACAACGACGCCGTCCTCAAGCAGAGCCCCGAGAGTGCGCAGCTCCTCGCTGCGGTCGACACCGCCAAGGCCGATGCAGACGAGCGCGCCACCGTGACCGGCCGCGACGTCGCCAAGGCGATGAGCAAGGCCGCGAAGAAGGCCGACACCGCCAGCTCTGACGACTGGCTCTGACCATTTCCTCCTGTCCAACCATGAGTAACACCACCCCGAAGATTGACCTCTCGAAGCTCGGCTACACCGCCGAGGAGGTCGCCACGATCACCGCGCTCGAGCAGCACGCTGCAGAGCTCGGTATGTCCCATGAGGCGTTCGCCCGCCAACACCTCACGGTGTCCAGCACGACCTGGACCCGCATCCGCCAAGGCAACTACGGAGGCGATCGCGCCGCCGTCTGCACCAAGCTCGCGGTAGCCCTCAACCAGCTGCGCATCGAGCTCGCTCGACGCAAGCGCATCACCGGCGACAAGCCGTTCCACTGGTTCCCCGAGCAGCTCGCCGTGATGCATGCCATCACTGCGGCCCGCACCAAGGGGTTGTCCGACCCGGAACGGCTTGTCCTGGTCGAGGCTCCGATGGGTGGCGGAAAAACCGCTCTCGCCGCGCGGATCCGCGTCGACCACGACGCCCTGCTCCTCGAGGCCAGCGAGGCCTGGCGCACCGATTACCGCGCCGTCGCCGCGGCGATCGCGCGCGCCGCCGGAGCCAGCCCCGAGGCTGTCGACAAGCGCTGCTCTGCTGCGGAGGTCGAGCAGACGATGCTCCACGTGCTGCAGGCGCGCCGCCGCGTGCTCGTGATCGACGAGGGCGAATACTTCGGGCCGAAGACGACGAACCTCCTCAAGCTGATCCTGAACCGGACGGAGACGGTGATCGTGATGTTCTGCATCCCGGCCCTGCGCGCTCGATGGATGCGTGCCGCCCAGGAGGAAGCCGCCCAGCTGCTGCGCCGCGCCGTCGTCCTCGACCTCGGCCTCGTCAACCCGACCAGCGTAGCGGAGTTCCTTCGGGACCTCCCGATCGTTGAAGGAGCCCTCAAGACGTCCTGCGCCGCGATCGCACGGGCCGCCAATGCGTTCGGCGGGTTCTCGACGGTGTGCCGGATCTGCCAGCGCCTCCAGGACGACGAGCTCGAAACCATCACCGCCGACGACGTCGCCAAGGCGATCGCCATGGTGCAGCACCTGCAGCGCCAGGGAGGGACCAAGTGATGAGCAAGCCCACTGTCATCGAGATCGAGGTCCGCGGCGACTCAGGCGATAGCTCATCCCGCGCTCGTGTGATGCAGCCCAACCAAAAGTGGGTGCGGCGTAGCTCTGGAGTCCACATCGCAGCCCGCGATGCAGCGGCTAGTTTTTTCCGAGTTCCAAACTGCTTCGTGGCAGTCTTCCAGAGGTCTGGATCTGCATCGTTTTTCGCGCGCATCTGCGTGGGCCAAATCACTCCATGGAAGGCGCGCCGGTCTCCCACGGCGATTCTCCAAAACGTCATCCTGATTGAAGAGGGCGATGACGTAGCCTGCCCGATCGGCATGGTCCATGACGGCGACCTACCGCACCACAAGGCCCGCGGCGACGCACTCGCCACTCTCGTGTGCGCAGCGCCTCGTTATCATGGCGCCGTCGCCGCACTGATGTGCTGCGAGATGACTACGCTCGAGTTCCGGAATGCAATGATCGACCTGTTCAATGAGGTTGAAGACGCCTTTGCCAAGATCCCGCAGCCCTCGACCGGGGGTGAGTCGTGAGCGACGACTACGACGCGAGGCTGGCCGCCTGGTGCGTGCGCCACAACTTGCGCAATCCTGATACCGGAGAACATCCCGCTGGGATCTTCCTTAAGCCGGACAGCGAGCTGGATGACGAGTTCACCGAGGAGATCATGGGTTCGCGATTATTCCTCCGCGATTGCGACGGGACCATAATTTCCGTCTCGCTCGCAGAGGCAAAACGGCTGCGGAACGAGGTCGGGCAATTTGCCAGCTGGGATCATTTTGACCGGTTGGAAGCTCTACGCTCCTACCGAGCCGAGGACATTTCCGACGAGGAGAACCCATGAGTGCTCGTCGCAACTACTTCCGCGTGACGGGAGACCACGCCAAGAAGCTAGAGGTCGTCCTCAAAGAGCAGAGCCACGGGCTCCTCGATCTCTTCGGAAAGGCCGGAACCGTAACGCTGCGCATGGGAGCTCTCACCGCAGTTAAGGCCTCCGATGATTTATTCATCCACGGCCAAAGTCTGAAGTCCACGCACTCGGACCTGAAGCCGATCTCCGAGTATCAATTTCGCCGCGCCATGAAGAAGGCCTTGGAGGGGGATGCAAAATGATCACCTGCACCACGATAGCCTGGTATCCGACCACCTCGGAGCCTGAGCCGGGCCATGCCCTTATCCTCGGGGTTCCGAGCATGGAGTCCGAGCTCGGCATCCTCGGCACCTACACCGAGCGCGACGGCTACTGCAACAGCGATGGGCAGCCACTCCCGGCCCGCTACGTAGTCGCTTGCTGGGCCTACTTCCCGGTCATCCCGAGAATCCTGCCCGCCATCTCTAAATAACCCTGTCCCCACTCACTACTATGTCTATCCGCACCAGCAGCGATTCTATCCGCACCAGCAGCGATTTCGAGGAGGTCATCAACCAACTCGCCCAACTCCAGACCCGGCAGCGCTTGCTCGAAGGCAAGCGCGACCGTGACATCCAGCGCATCCAGGAGGAGCATAGCCCGAAGATCGAGGAGACGGAGCAGCAAATCGAAAAGCTCCTCGAGGAGGCGTCGGCCTACGCCGAGACCCACCGGGATGAGCTCAGGTTAACCGGCGTCCAGGGCGACTCCAAGTCAGCCGAGACGCAGCTCGCCCGCTACGGGTTTCGGATCGGGAACCCGACGGTCAAGGCGCTCAACCGTAAGTGGTCCGCCTCGGCGATCCTCGAAGCCGTCCGCCGCGTGCTCGGCCGCGAGTATCTGCACGTCGACGAGAAGATCGCCAAGGACAAGCTCCGCACCCTGCCCGCCGAGAAGCTCGCCGCGGTCGGCCTCCGCGTCGACCAGGACGAGGCGTTCTGGGTGGAGCCGAAGGTCGACGGTGGCGCGGTCGTCAGCACCACCTGACCATGCCCCGGTTCCGCGTCACGCTCTGCCACGTCCGTTACGCACACGTCGAGTGTGAGGCGGACGACGCGAAGCACGCGGCCCGGATCGCCGAGGGCCGCGAGCTGACCCTCTCCGGCCCCGAGACCTACCTTGCGATGAAGTCCGAACCGTTTGCCTGCCGCGTCGAGCAGGCACGGTTTCGGGGCCCGGACGAACCGATTGAGTGGCAGGAGAAGACGATATGAACCCCAAGCAGCGCCTCCGATATTTTCAGCTCTGGCAGCTGGCAGCGAACGCCCAGGGCTGGTCGCCGAAAGACGAGCGCCAGCGCCGTAAGGTCACAGCCGACTGCGTGACCGCGATCCGGTGCCGCACCGTGGACCTGGCCACAGCCTCCACCACGGCGCTCGGCAATGCCGAGATCACAGCCCTTTTCGTGTTCCTCGAGCATCTGGCTTCGCCCTCAGATCCGGTCGCGTCAGCCCGGTGGCTGGAGTGCCAGGAGAACTACCTGGACTTCAATCTCGCTCGTAACGCCGACCATTTCCAAGCGTCCGCCGGCTACGGCAAAAAGAGCCGGATCAGCCGTCATCGTTTTGGCGGCCGCGGCGCTGCGGGCGCCGAGGGATTCGAGCCGCAGCTGACCGGCGATAAGCTCAGGCACCGGGTGTGGACGATGGCCAACCGCGCCCGTGCGAAGGCGACCAAGGAGCAGCCGTCAGAGCCTGCGCAGGTCGATTGCACTGAGCCTGCAAGTGCCCAGCAGCACGCCTGCACAGCTCCTCCTGGCGCCGATCCTGATGGCGAGGGGAACCCCTTCTTCTGAAACCCAGCCCCGGCTTACCACCGGGGCCTTTTTGTGTCCGGTGCCGGCGTCGCGAAGGCCCTCGCGTTTTCTCAAACCGTTTGGCAAAAGGCCTGTTTTACCGGTTTTCGGGCTCGGTTTTCTCAAACCTCTGGCAGACCGCCGCCCCGCTCCGGAACCCGCTGATCTTCAGCATCGTTCAGGCTAATTCGGCTCCGTTCAGGATTTCCCAGACCTCTTGGCAAGGTTCACTAACCCCTTACCCCCAACCCCTTACAACTCTCTCCCCCCACCCGGCACTCGACCTGCATACCGAAGGCCTCCACTTACCCAATCTATGTCGAAAATCACACCTGTCGGCGACCGCATCCTCGTGAAGCCGGTCGAAGAGAAGGAACAAG